AGCCGCTCATGGGCGAGTTCAAGGACAATCCCGGTCGCAGCACGCCGAAGAGTTCGCCCACTGCCCGCGCCAACCACCACCCCACCGTCAAGCCCCTCGCCCTCATGCGCTGGCTGGTCAAGCTCGTAGCCCAGCCCGGCGACACGGTGCTCGACCCGTTCACCGGCAGCGGCACCACCGAAGTCGCCTGCGCGCAGGAGGGCCGCGAGTTCATCGGCATCGAGCGCGAGGCCGAGTACGTCGAGATAGCGCGGCGGCGCATCGAGGCCGCGTCGGCACAAGGGTGGCTGGCACTGACGTGATACGCTGCCCGCATCGACCGAGGAGGGAACGTGGGTGCCCCGAAGACCGACCCTGAACGCGCCTACGATGCGCTGACTGAGAAGCGAGCGCGCTACGACCTGCTCTACGCCTACTACGACGGCAACCAGCCTCTCGTCTACTCGACCGAGCACCTCGCCGACGTGTTCCGCAAGATTGAGGCGCGCTGGGTGCAGAACTGGATGAGCGTGGTCGTCGACTCGGCGCTTGAGCGCTTGACGTTCAAGGGCTTCGAGGTCGACGAAACGGCGGGGGGCTCGAAGGCGGCCAGCGAGAAGCTCACCGAGCTTGGCGCGGCGACCTCGCTGGAAATCGAAGCCTACGACGTGCACAAGGATGCGCTCATCTGCGGCGAGGGCTACCTGCTGGCGTGGCCCGACGAGGAGGGCGGCTTCGACCTCTACGCGAACGACCCGCGCCTCGTGCACGCCTTCTACGAGCCCGACCGCCCGAAGGTCATGGACATGGCCGCGAAGTGGTGGCGGGCTGGCGACGCGACCCTGCTGAACCTCTACTACGTCGACCGCATCGAGCACTGGGTCGGCCCCAAGCACCCGCGCTCGGGGCGCTCCTTCGTGCCGCTTGAGAGCGGGGGCCTCGACGAGAGCGGCGACCTCATCGCCGCCGACCCGGTCGAGGAGAATCCTCACGAGTGCATCCCCGTCTTCCACTTCCGCACGACGCGACGCGGCCCCGGCGGCGAGCTGCGCAGCCTCGTGAGCGCGCAGGACGCCGTGAACAAACTGCTCGCCGACATGATGGTCGCCAGCGAGTTCGGCTCGTTCCCGCAGCGCTACGTCATCACCGAGCAGGACACCTCGACGCTCAAAATCGCCCCCGGCCAGCTCTGGTCGTTCACGCCCGCCGACGAGGGCGTGCAGCCGACCGCCGCCGGGTCGTTCCCACCCGTCGACGTGCAGCAGTACCTCGGCGCGATGGACAAGCTGGCAGCCTCCATCGCCATCGTCAGCCGCACGCCGAAGCACTACTTCTTCGGGCAGGGCGGCGACCCCTCGGGCGAGGCGCTCATCGCCATGGAGGCCCCGCTCGTGAAGAAGTGCGAGCACTACGGCGAACTCTTCGGCCAGTCGTGGCGCGAGCTGGCGGTGTTCATGCTGAACGCCTCGAACGTCAAGGTCGAGCCCGGCGCGGTCTCGGCGGTGTGGGATTCGATGCAGACGCAGCAGCCCGTCTCGACGACGACGGCGCTCCTGAACTACGTGAAGGCGACGATGCCCCTGCCGACCGCCCTGCGCGAGCTTGGGTGGGGGCCTGACGAGCTGAAGCAGCTTGAGGACGACCAGAGCGCCGCCGCGCCGCCGCCCTCCTTCGGCGCAGCCGTGAACGCCTTCGACAAGGGGGGCGTGCCGGGTGCCTACCCCAACGCTGGCCCCACAGCGACCCCGAGCGCGCCCCCTCCCAAGCCGCCCAAGCCGTGACCGGCGGCGACTGCTTCGCGGTCGTCCTCGTGGTCGCGCTTGCCTTCGCGGCTCTCATCGGCGCGCTGTACCTGAACGGCTGACGTGCTTTCCGAGGTAGTCAAGGTCGAGCGCAAGTGGCGCGCCGCGCTGGCGAAGGAAGAGCACGCCGCGATGAGCACCATGACGAAGCGCTACCTCACGATGGCTGCGCGCCTCATGGCCGACTTCGAGAGCCTCGCCGAGCAGGTCACGCGCATGGCGGCGGCGGGCGAGCCGGTGCCCGTCGGCAAGGTCTACCAGCTTGAGCGTTTTCAGCGCCTCGCGACGAAGATGGACGTGGAGTTCGACGCCTATCGGCCGTTCGCCGAGAAGCTCATCAGCGACGAGCAACGCTACATGCTGAGGGCAGGCACCGACGCGGCCCGCGAGACCCTCGCGGCAGCGGTGAACGCCTCGGCGACAATCGAGGGTTGGGATGTGGGCATCGTCGAGGGCTTCCCGGCGCGGGCCGCCGAGGCGCTCGTCGGGCAAACGCAGGGGGGGCCGCTCGCGGGCGTGCTCGGGGACGCGACCGCGACCGAACTGATAGCGCAGGAGGTCGCCGAGGAACTCGTGCAGGGTGTCCTCCTCGGCAAGAACCCGACCGTCGTCGCTGGCACGATGGCAGACGCCTTCGGCGTGCCTCTCGACCGGGCGCTCTGCATCGCGCGCACCGAGATGCTGTCGAGCTTCCGCACCTCGACCCTGCAAAGCTATCGCGGCTCGGGCCTGAAGCAGTACCAGCGCATGAGCGCGCAAGACTCGCGCGTCTGCCCCGGCTGCCTCGCCGTCGAGGGCGAACTCTTCGAGACCGAGCAGGACTTCGACGACCACCCGAACTGCCGTTGCTCGTGCATCCCCTACTGGCCCGGCATCGGCGGCGACTTCAAGCTCGGCAAGGAATGGTTCGATGGGCAGCCGCTCGCGACGCAGGAAGCCATCATGGGCAAGACCCGGCTCGACCTCCTAAGGAGCGGCAAGGTCGAGTGGCGGCAACTGGCGACGAACCGCAAGAACGCGACGTGGGGGGGCGCTATCGTGCCGACGCCCATCCGCGACCTGCGGGCGGGCCTCGGCGGGGTCAAGGAGGCCCACGGGCTGCCCGGCGGCCCGGCCCCGAGCGCCCCCCACGTGCCGACCTTCCCCGACGTGGTCGACCCGCCGCTGACCGACTACACGGCGAAGGGCTCGCTGGCCGAGGTCTTCAAGGACGGCAAGCTCGAAGACTGGCGCGTCGCCGAGCACGAGCGCATCCTCGACGAGCTGATACCGAAGCACCTGAAGCCGCAGGAGAAGCCCCTGATGCAGCGCCTCGGCGGCGGCTCGGCGACCGGCAAGAGCACGATGCTTGAGGACAAGACCGTGCACGTCATGGGCAAGGACAAGGCGGTGGTCGTCGACGCCGACGCCATCAAGCGCATGATTCGCGGCCCCGATGGCAAGCCGATATGGGAGACGATGGTCGCCGAGGGGCGCGCCGAAGAGTGGGCGGGCTTCCTGCACGCCGAGTCGAGTTACCTCTCGCGGCTCGCCGAGAATCGCGCCCTGCGCGGCAAGCTCAACCTCGTCACCGACGGCACGAACGACGGCGCGCTGGCGAAGCAGGTCAAGAACATCCTCACGGCGCGCGGGCAGGGCTACCGCGTCGAGGGCTACTTCGCGACCATGCCGACTGAGGTCTCGCTGAAGCTGGCGCTCGCCCGCGCGAAGGCCGAGCTACGGCATATCGACCTCGACGTGATTCTGACGAACCATGAATCGGTCTCGCGCATCTTCGAGGAGCTGGCCCCCTACTTCGACGACCTGAAGCTCTTCGACAACTATGTCGGGGGCTGGGTCGACGGGCATGGCAAGGCGACGCTCATCGCGGCCTGCGAGCGCGGCGGCGCGGTCAAGGTCGTGAAGAAAGACCTCTACCAGCAGTTTCTCGCGAAGTGCCCGGGGCCGACCGACACCCTCGTGCAGCGCGAAGGGCGCTCCTTCGAGCTGGCTTCGCGCTACGTCGCCGACCAGAAGAAGCACAGCGACTCGGTGCTCATCCAAGGCCACTACGGCGACGAGCCGCACGCATGGGTGAAGCTCTCTGACGGCCGCCTCTACGACCCCGTGGTCGACGACGAGCCCCTGCTCGCCAGCGTCTTCAACGAGCGCTGGCACGCGGTGCCCGACATGGAGTACGCGCAGGGCGAGATTGCCGAGAAGGTCGCCGAGAGCGGCCATTGGGGGCCGTGGGAGGTGCCCGAGCCCGACGCCTCCTACGTGACGCAGGCCGCGCAGATGGCGGTCGCGGGCAACTGGGCTGAAAAGGGTGCGGCGGGGTGGCTGGCGCGCACGCCCATCGAAGGGCGCTTGCTGACGGCCAAGGAGCAACGCCTCGCGCTCGCCGAGTGGCGCGTGGCGAACGAGAAGATGCTCGCCGACAAGGTCGAGAAAGCCGTGCTCGCGAGCCCCGAACTATGGGCGAAGGGCTACGACCTCGCCGTGCATTTAGAGACCGTCTTCGAGAAGGTCGGCGGCCTCAGTAAAGCCTCGCAGAAGCGCATCTATGACCGCTGGGCAAAGGAGACCGAGCGGCTGCGCAAGGCGCACCTCGACGCCGCCGAGCTGCAAGCGGCGCTGAACAAGGGCGGGGGGGTGGCGACGAACCTCGGCAAGTTCTCCCTCGACGACATGATTCGGAAGAGTGACATCCCCGGCGAGGTCGAGTTCGAGAGCAACTATGGCCTCTGGCTGAAGCTCGGCGCAGACCCCCACGACGCGGCCTACGCGCCGACGCAGGCGGCCCGCGCGAAGCGCGAGATTCAGGAGGCGCTCGCGCGCCGCCTCGACGGCAACGCCGAGTGGGAGAACATGCTGGCGCGCCGTATGGGCTTCGACGACAAGGCCGACTACCTGCGCTCTGAAACGCTCACGGGGCTCAACTCAGACGAGGCGCGCAGGACGTGGCAGGCGGCCAGCGAGAGCGAGGTCAACCGCCTCGTGCACATGTGGGCGCAGACCTCGGGCGACAGCGACTTCGAGGCCATCGCTCTGCAGCAGGCGGCGCGCGTCGAGTTCAACCTCACCGACGCGACGATGGAGCACTTCGCGAGCAGCATGCCCTCGACGGCGCGATACGACAGCGCGATGGCGGGCAACCAAGCCTTCCTGCGGGCGATGTACGAGAACACGCAGGAGGTACTCGCCGCCGAGGGCGTCGACTCGGTCATCCTCTTTCGCGGCGCGGTGCTCGACGCCGACGACCTGCTCGCGCAGGGCGCGGAGACGCCGACCGCCGCGTGGCAGAACGGGGTCATGCCCATGAAGCTGCAACCGAGTTCCTCGTTCTCGCTCTCGCCCGACGTGGCGAAGGGCTTCTCGACGCACGGCGACGGCGAGGTCAACGTCGTCATCGCCGTGCGCGTGCCGCGCTCACGCGTCATCGGCAGCTATCGCAGCGGGTATGGCTGCATGGAAGAGCAGGAGTTCGTCGTCCTCGGCGGCGAGTTCGATGCGGTCGTCGCCTATCAGTCCTCGCGCACGGCGGGGAGCGCCTACGAGATGGGCCACCTCGACTCGACCGCGCAGGCGCACTTCCTGAAGTACGACTTCCCGGCGTGGGTCGAGAAGCTGAGCAAGGGGGCAACGTGACCATCGACCTTGACGCCAAGGTGCAGAACGCCGACTGGACGAAGGTCAAGCCCGACCTCGGGGTCACGAACGCCGCCGAGCTGCGCGCCGAGCTGGCGCGGCAGGGCATGAGCGTGGAGCACTTCAAGACCCTGCCGGTCTACCGCTTCAGCCGGGAGCACTTCGATAAGCTCCTGAAGGAGCCGACGTGACCCTGACCGACGCCGAGCGCAAGCGCCACCTGACCATGCCGCAGGCGCAGTTCGTCGCCGCCGTGTGGCCCGGGCAGGAGCCCGTCAGCGGCGACCGCGCGACCGAGCTACTGCGGCTCGTGGTGCTCGGCGCGAAGAAGCCCGCCGACCTGACCGACGCCGAGGCCGCGATGTGGGCGCGGCAGCGGAAGAGCGTCGCCGAAGCGCGCGCGAAGGGCCTCACGGTCGCCTTCCCGAACGACTGACGCGCCACCCCTTACGAACAGCCCCGCGTGAGCCCCTGTGAGGCGATTCTGGGGGCTCTCGTGACTGGCGAGTCCAACCCTGCTGGCCCCCCTCTCTTGCACGCGCACGGCCCTGTGCTAACATCGGGGCGCTACGGGCGAGACGCCCGGCCGCACGAGGAGGAGGAACGATGCCCGACCCCGCCGACCAGCAAGACGGCACCCCCCCGCAGGCAGGTGACGGCAAGGCCCCGCCCGCCGACGACTACACGCCGCCGGAAGGAACCCCGCCCGAGTTCGCCGAGTTCCTCAAGACGCAGCCCGCCGAGGCGCGCAACGCCTACGACGCGCACACCCGCTCGCTGCAGTCGGGCCTTGAGCGCGAGCGCACCACGAACAAGACCTTGCGGCAGGAAATCAAGCAGATTGCCAGCGCCGCAGACGGCGTGACGAAGCAAGACCTCGACGCACTCAGCGAGAAGCTGACCGTCGCCGACCAGCGCATCGACTTCTACCGGCAGGCCATCCGAGAGGGATTGCCAGACCCCGACCTCGCTTGGTTGGCGGCCCGGGAAATCGGTGCATTCTCAAAGAACGGCGCACCCGACTTCTCCATGCTGAAGGCGCAGTACCCGAAGCTCTTCCCGCAGGCCCGCAAGCCCGCCGCGCAAGCGGGGGCCGGGGCCAACGGCGAGGGGCCGAACACGGTCGACATGAACGCTTTCATCCGTAGGAGCGCGGGGCGCGGTTGACCCTCTAAGGAGGACACCGCCCCATGACTGCATACGACGGTCTCATCACCAGAAGCGACGCGGGCGCTCTCATGCCCGAAGAAGTGTCGCGCCAGATTATCCAGAACGTGCCCGCGCAGGGCAGCGTGGTCTTGAAGCTCGCGCGCCGCCTGCCGAACATGAGCCGGGCGCAGCAGCGGATGCCCGTGCTCTCGACCCTGCCCATCGCCTACTTCGTCAACGAAGCCCCGCAGGGCGACGGCTCGGCCGTGAAGAAGGTCACCGAGCTGGCGTGGGCGAACAAGTACCTCGACGTGGCCGAAGTCGCGGTCATCGTGCCCATCCCCGAGAACGTGCTCGACGACGCCGACTATGACATCTGGGGCGAGATTCGCCCGCTCATCGAGGATGCCATCGGCAAGGTCGTGGACGACGCCATCCTCTACGGCCACAACGCCCCGACGGCGTGGCCAACGAACATCGTCACCTCAGCTATCGCGGCGGCCAACACCGTCACCCTCGGCGCGGGTGCCGACCTCTACGATGACCTGCTCGGCGAGGGCGGGGTCGTGTCCAAAATCGAGGACGACGGCTACTTCCTGACCGGCGGCATCGCCTCCATGTCGATGCGCGCCAAGTTCCGCGCCGTGCGCGGCGAGGACGGCACCCCCGTCTTCACCTCCACCCCGCAGGAGAAGACCCGCTACCAGTTCGACGGTGCCCCGGTCGAGTTCCCGCGCTCGGGCGTCTTCGATGCCTCTCACGCCCTGCTCATCGCGGGCGACTTCAATCAGCTCGTCTACTCCATCCGGCAGGACATCACGTACAAGATGCTCACCGAGGCCGTCATCACCGACAGCTCCAAGGCCATCGTGTACAACCTGCCGCAGGAGGACATGGTCGCCATGCGCGTGACCTTCCGCATGGCGTGGCAGGTTCCAAACCCCATCAACTACTTGCAGCCCACCGAGGGCTCGCGCTACCCGTTCGCCATCCTCGCCCCGTAACAGGGGGGTCCATGATTCCCACCGCGCGGCTCTGAGCCGCAGGGAGGTTCACGCATGAGCTTCTATCCGCACAACGTCGACTACAGCCCCGGGGTGCAAGCCTCGGGCGGCGGTCGCGCCATCAACAGCGCCAAGGTGGCCGATTTGCTCAAGTACGAGGTCGCCCCGCAGAACACGGGCACGACCAGCCTGCACGCCGCCGTGACGCTCTCCGACGTGCTGGCGCGCACCGCCTCTACCTCAGTGGTCTGCGAACTGGCACAGGTCAGCGACACCCGGCTCACCTTCACGGTCGATACGGTCGTGGCCGTGGGCGACGTGTTCAAGGACGCCGCGAAGGCCGAGTGGGTGAAGGTGACGAGCGTCGCCTCGAAGCCCGTCTACCTCGTCGAGCGGGGCTACCACGGCACCGCTCTCGCCACGCACGCGGCGGGCGCAACGTGGAACCTCGTGGCGCAGGAAGTGCTCGTCACCCTGCTCGCGGCCGAGCTTGCGGCTTGCCCGCAACTGGTCGAAATCAAGGGCGTGGGCGGCACCCTCGCGGGCGACGTGCACGTGGTCGGCACCGACATCAACAATGGTGCCCTCGACGAGACCATCGCTCTCAACGCGGCGGCTGCTGTGCCGAGCGTCAGCGCCTTCAAGACGGTCACCAAGTACATCGTTCCGCTGCGCGTCGCGGGCTCCGACTCCGTGAGCCTCGGGCTCACGAAGTCCATCGGCATCCCGTGGAAGGTGAAAAGCGTCGACTACATGCTCCTGAAGCTCTTCGACGGCAGCGCCGACGCAGGCACCGTCACCTACGATGCCGCCACGCTGAGCAAGAACCTCTACGTCCCGGCGGGTACGCCGAACGGGACGAAGAAGGTCACCCTGTTCGTCGCCCACTGACGCACTGACAACGGGGGGTGGGGCCGCGCGCCCTGCCCCCCAAGCGAGGAGAAAGAGATGCCAGACGAGCCCATCAAGGCGTGCGTCAGTTGCGGGGCTGAGGACGGTTTCACCGACCAGCCCGCCGACTACGCCGACAAGCGCTGGCCGGGGAACGACCAGCCGAAGACGAACCGCTGGACGCGCTGCAACGCCTGCGGCGCGAGCTACATCTGCGAGTTCGTCGACGAGTCGGTACGAGAGAAGGTGGCTGACTAATGGCCCTCGACCCGAAAATCACGTGGGCAGAAGTGCAGACCATGATGGACGCCTTCGGCGCGACCTTCGACACCAGTGGCGTACTCAGAATCTACGACAACACCGGGGCCGTGCCGACGAACTGCGACGACGCCGCGAACGTGAACGGCGCTGTCCTGCTCGCCGAACTCAACCTTGCCGCCGACGCCTTCGGTGCCTGCTCAGGTGCGGGCGTTATCACGGCGGGCACCATCACGGCAGACTCCTCTGCGAACGCGGGCGGGGTCGCGAACTTCGCGCGCTACTTCAAGACCGGCGGCGTGACCCCCGGCTTCCAAGGGCTCTGCGCCCTGACCAGTGGCGGCGACTTCAACGTCGCGACCAGCCTCACCATCGCCCTCGGTGCCAACGTCTCGGTGACCGGCAACCCGACTATCACGATGCTTAGGGAGTAGCCGAGCGCCGGGCTTCTAGCCCATGGCCATCAGTCTCATACGCACGGCCGAGTCGCACACCGGCACGACCGGCTCGGTCAGCGAAGCTTCGTTCACTTTCCAGCCGGGTCAGGCTGGGGATACCCCCAAGGGCATCCTCGTCTTCGTCTTTCAGGGCGTCCTCGACACCGACGAGATAACCAGCGTCACCTACGGGG